ATTATATGTGTCTATGGGGCCACACAACGAAAGCTTTATATAGTATGTCCGTATTACTATATACAGTGGTAATAAACCATGACTAATGAAACAAACAACACAACCGCTCCCCTTGATGGGAACACGGTAGAAGAAACAGGTATTCTGAACACGTTAACTGATAACGTAGAATATATAGCTGTAGGATTAGTCGTAGTAGCTATCGCTTGTGCAGTCGCATGGATGAAGTCACCACCTTTCAGACTTTTTGTTCGAAAGTGGTATTCTAAACTCATGGGAAAGCATAAGGATGAAATGGAAGAGCTGTATAACAAGTATTTTACTAAGGTTATGCAAGCTAAGATGGATGCTACCAAAGCAGCGAAGATTAAGGCTGCAATCCTAGAAAAGGCTATTCTATCAGAAGTAGACCACAGAACCAGAAGTGCAGAAGCAGGACTAAAAAAGGAAATGCGCGCACTTGCTAAGAAACTGTGAACGTAGAAGAATATGAAGCGCGATTACGTCAACGAGTAGGAGAAGGAGAATATGCACGTCATAAAGAACTTGTCCGCTTGTTGGCACGCAACCTTACGCTTGAAGACGTGCTTTGGGAAGAAATTCTTGTATGTCTTCGGGATGTTAACGCGAGAACAGAGCTCTTGCGGCAAAGAAATCAAATAGTCCGTGATATACATACGGAGTTTAGAGCTCTGAACATAGAGATACCAACCGTTGTTGAAAAGAACAGCGAGAATTTCTCAAAAATATTGGAGGAGTTAGTCGATGACAGCAGTGAAGAACGAGAAGACGATGAAATCCGCGATTAGCGGCCTAGCTGCTCATGACTCTCGTAAACTAGAAAAGATTTTTGATATTTGTCGTTTAGACGAGAAAAAGATGACCCTTTTGTTGAGGGCCTTTTGTGAAGCTTATCTTATTGATGATAAACAGAGGCCTTTAAGATTAAGACCTATGCAGGAAACAATTTGTGTCAAAGCATTAACATATCCTGCCGGTAACCCCACAAAACAACGTAAACTTGCTATATTGGCTCCACGAGGCTGTGGCAAATCCTACGCTCTTTCGGTAGCTGTAACTATCTATATGTTCTTTAATCGCTTCAGGGATTTAGTTTTTATCTTGGCTCCATCTGAGGACCAAGCTTCACTTATATTTAATTATTGTTATAGACATTTTGCAGATAACACTTTTCTCAATGGCTTAATTGACCATTACAGGTTTCACAACAAACCTAACATCACAATGAAGGGTGGGACTGTGCTTCGTCGAGCCCCATTAGCTCCATCTAATCAAGGACAGGCTATACGAGGCCAGCATCCTACATTTTGTGTTATTGATGAGAGCCCGTTGATTGATGATAGACTGTTTGTAGATAATGTGGAGCCAGCTATTGTAGCTAATAAAGCTCCTTTTATTAATTTAGGTACCCCCAAAAGTAAGGAAAACCACATGTGGCGCTATCTTTATGATGATGCATATGAACCAACATTTGAGCGAATGGTATATACATGGAGAGACGCAGTGAAAAGAGGAAGGGCTTATTCCCCTCCTTATACTGAATATGATATGGCTGAAAAGATGAGGGAATGGGGTGAAGACTCGTTATATTGGAGAACAGAATATGAGTGTGAATTCGTCGAATCGGTCTCGAACATCTTCAATCCCGAATTACTCAAAGGATGCCTTACACAAGGAATGGCCTTTGTCGAAGCTGGAAAAAACTATCCTAATTGTGTTGTGGGTGTTGACATTGGTAAATCTGTCAATAGCACTGTTATTAGCGTATGGAGTACATCTAAAGACGCAGATACTAACAGAGCAAATCTTATCTACATTGAGGAGATTACTCCAAAGACAGGTGGACATGACATTCCATATCAGCGTAGGCGTATCATGGCTGTTGCTAGTGATTATGGCGCTGACCGTGTTATTATTGACGCGACGGGGATTGGTGGTGCGATAGAACATGATATTAGATTAGCTTGTATAGAACATAAACCACAGATACATTTTATACCTTTTATATTTACTGGTGGACCCAGAGGTACAAAAACTCAGATTTATAGAGATTATGTGTCTTATATACAGCAAGGTCTGGTGAGAGTCCCTCATCCAGATGGCCTAGAACCATCTCAAGCCAGATTAATCAATAAATGGCTTAGAGAACACATAGATTTAGAATATGTCATGGATGCAGCCAATAAAACTGAACGTATCGCTGCTCCAGACGGAAAACACGATGATTATTGTGATAGTTGTGCTATTGCATTACATGCTTCTTTAGCGATGTTACCATCTGGTTCTTCCTTTGCCAGTGTAAACATTCAACAAACAGGTGAAAGGAGAGACCCAGCGGAAACAAGAGCTATATTTACTACTACTCGACACAATAGGAACCTTAATAAAGGACGTTTAACTGGTATTTAAAGGTTTTGAGCGAAAGCTTTATATACTATAACCTACTATAAGCTATTGATAGCCGTGGCTCTGAGCGATTACTGGCCTTTTAATAGGCGGAGTTTTGCAACTAAAGGGACTAACCCTCCATTTTCGAAAGATGACCCTAGAAGCTTTGGTGCTGGTGTCATAAAACGGATACAGTTACAGAACAGACCTAATTTATTTGGTCAGGCAGGCGGAAGCCTTAAAGAACCGCAACTTGGTGACAATAAAACATATATGAATGTTTATTTATCAGACCCTATAATTAGGACTCTGATTGATTTACCATGCATGTATGCCGCAAAAGATGGTTTTGATATTGTTACGGACAGTGATGAGGACAGAGATAATATAACGGACTTGTTTGAACAGATAAATATAGAACAACTTTTATATACATGGTTACGCAATGGAAGGATTTTTGGTACAGCCTTTATGGAATGGACAGGAGACAATCTTGTTTTAAGGTCATCTCAGAATATGTTCATCCAGAGAGACCCTAATGGACAGGTAATGTATTATTATCAGGATTTAGGAGATGAGTCAGAATCAATCAGATTTGAAGAAGAAGAGCTTATTGTCTATCGTAACAACCCGTTCGATGATTACGCTTATGGTCTTAGTGACATCCATCCAATTCTTTATTTGGTTGACCTCAAAGATTATGCAGAAAGGGACATTGGGGCTGCTCTCAATAAATACGCTACTAGTAGGTTTGATATTAGTGCTGGACTCCCCGATATGCCTTATGGTCCTGATAAAATCAACGAAATTGTGGACGCATTTAATGCGTTGGAACCCGGCGAAGACATTATTCATGGCAACGATATTGAAGTCAAGGAGCTTCAGGGTACGCAACGAGCCTTTGAGTATGGAAAATATACTGATGATTTGCTCAAGAAAATCCATGTGGCACTTAAAGTTCCAATTACAATGTTCGACAAGCCTGAACAGGCGCGAGCAGTTTTTGAGCCATATGTTAGGCATTTACAGTCTGCGGTGGAGGCTGCTATCAATTCGCAGTTGATGCCACAGTTACTAGGTGGAGATGCGTTGTTCAGATTTAGACAAATAAATGTAGATGATGCCTTTGTTAAAGCAAAGACTGACATGATATACCTATCAGAGGGAGTTCTTTCACCCGGTGAAGTTAGGTCAGAAAGAGGATTGAATCCAGAGGGAGTGACTGAGATACAGGACACTGCTGAAAATGTAAATGTTTCTGGAGGCAAAAACCAAGATAAGAAAGAAGAGTCCAAAAGGACCGAAAAACGAGGCGCTGGTAATCAACCAGCAGCTAATGCGACGGGGGATAAGAAAAAATGAGCGACGAATATGACTATGAACGTTGTATTATAGAGGTAGGACCAATTCTTAAAAGAAGAGGTATAAAAGACTACCAAGAGACTGCGGCAAATATGTGCCGTATGAGGGTAGATGAGGCAACAGATAGAACGTTTGCCTACGATTCTGCCGGGGGAGGACAGGAAAACCAACGCAGTTTTGCGCTGGATTTGGAAGACCCTATCCTTACGGATGACTATATAGAATACCCAGTTATTGCTATAACGTCTGGCCCCCACGATGAAAATGGCGACCAAAAGGTCTTTATTGAATCATCCGTATTAAAAAAGAGTGTAGATAAATTTGCTGAATTACCAGTTTACTATAATCATCAACGAACCGAGGAAGACATCCTCGGAAAGGCTATCAACCCAGAAATCGTAGAACTAGATGATGGAAAGACTGCTATAAAGATGCTTGCGCAACTATATAGGAAAGCAGCAGAAAAGAGTGGAGTGCTAGAAAAGATTGAAAACGGAGATATGACGCATGTCTCTATCGATTGGTTTTCTAAGGATGTAGATGTTCTAGGAGAACCGTTTGCAATGGATATTCGTCCTATCGAGGTGAGTTTTATTGATAATGAGACTCGAACACCCGTTTGTGACGCATGTACAATAGAAACGAAATGTGATGAACACCGTGAATTCGGTGAAGAGTCAAAACATGGTTCCTGTGGCTGTGAAGGCCATAAGGAATCCTGTGCCTGTGACACACACGGGCGAAACAGCGAGGAAATAACAA